AAAGTAACGATTGATGGTGAGTTTTACAACATGGAAATTCACTGGGACACTGCTTCTCAAGGATTTATTGTTGAGCAAGTAGAGCCTTATGTAAGTAAAACAGATTTACAAGACACTGACTACGAAGGTTGGTGCACTCTTTGTCAAGAGTAAGAGGGACTGTAGCTCAACGGTGAGAGCATCCGTCTTATAAGCGGGAGGTAGATGGTTCAACTCCATCCAGTCCTACCAAGTTTTAGAGTGGTCACTGAGTATGCTTCGGCATCAGTAAGTCCACGTAGAGTCGCAACCTTGGGCAACAGTGACCACTCTAAAACTTATAGAAAGAGTTAGGAGAAGTGGCAGAGTGGTTGAATGCACCGGTCTTGAAAACCGGCAAAGGTTAATAGCCTTTCATGAGTTCGAATCTCATCTTCTCCGCCAAATGAGTTATAGGTGACTAGTGTAACGGTAGCACGGGACTCTCCAAAAGTTCTAGTCGGGGTTCAAATCCCTGGTCGCCTGCCAAATTAAAGAGGACACACAATGAGTGAATATTATCCAGACAACTGGGTAGTGCTAAAAATGAAACCAGGCAAAGGAGCATATCCTGTTTACAAAGTGTTAGCGGGCTGGAGTGGTGGTTACACAACTGGCGATAGTTGGCGAATGAACTCGGGTATCAGTAAAGTAACAGAAAATGGCGATTACTTAGAGTTCTGGGGGCATAGCGGTAGTTGCTATGTGTGTCACAAAGATAGTTATCGCTTGACAATGGCCAACAGTGGCATGTATAATAAGCTCAAAGAGCAACAACAGTTTGGTGGGCAAGTGCAATTGATGCCCGAAGATACTGATTGGCAGAATGTGAAATGGTAAGTTATAGCACAAACTGGATGGGGCCAATTAGACAAGCATGGTGTGATGAACATGGTGATTACTGGAGTGGTGGACGCATTGACATTTACGGTGTACCGGGCGAGCATTATCCTATAGAGTATGGCTTGCCTATCATGCATAGTGAAGATTGGAACGCATTAAGTTATTGGTTAGATGAAATGCAGACCGAAGAACTATGGGCGTATGAAAAACTCATAGAGCATTTTCAATACTGGTACAAAAAAGAAATTAGGTGGTGGAAAGATGACAATACCGTATGAAAGATATACAGCAATAAAGAATACTGAAAGATTTTTGGTAGAACTAATGGATCCAAAGAAAACTCCAAAGGTCCCAAAGTATGTAAGAGAACGTGCATATCGTTGTTTGCGACATTATCCTGGTGAATATTATATGGAGATGGCACAACAACAAGCACCTGATGTTTTTGGAGAATTCAATGAAAGTACAAATCGGTAAGTATCCTGAACATCGTTGGTATCACAACTGGCTTTTCGAAAAGTTTGGCTACTCTCCCAAGCAATCAGTAAAAGTACGCATTGACGAATGGGACACTTGGAGTATGGATCATACTCTAGCAGAAATCGTTGTGCCCATGCTACTACAGCTCAAAGAAACTAAACACGGTGCTCCGTATGTGTGCCCCGAAGATGTGCCATCAGAGTTACGCCCAACAAAGAAAGAACTAACAGCATACACTAAAAATGGTGAGACTGACAGCAAGTTCTTTGAGCGTTGGGATTGGGTGTTAGATGAAATGATCTTTGCATTTGAAGCCAAGAGAATGGATAACTGGGAAGAACAGTTTTACTCTGGTGCGCCAGATATCTATTGGGAAGATATTGGCGACGGTTACAGCGAAATGAAGCATGGACCCAAGGACACGTTCAAAGTAGATTGGGACGGAAGAAAAGCATATCAAGATCGTATGAGTAACGGTTTCCGACTGTTTGGAAAATACTACGAAAATCTCTGGGACTAATGCCAACTATTTACAATTGACTATGAGGGCATTCATAGTATAATTTACATATAACGGTGGTATTTGTTATTTACTTACAAAGGAAATAAAGTAATGAAACTGGTTTTTGCACTAGTGGTAATTATTAACAGCATGCCTAACAACACAGACGGCATGTATTTTGAAACTGCCAAAGCATGTAATCAGATTGCATATCAGACAGAAAAAGGTATTGCTGGTGATAATGCAATGTGGACGAGTCCGGCGGCAAACATTAAAGCATATTGTGAGCCACGTCTTGTGAACAAAAATGCCCAAACGTTCGACCCGCGATAAACGCCACACCCTGCAATGGTGGATGGTGCCCAAAGCAGATGAGCATGGGCAATGGTGGTGGGGGTACCAAAAAGTACGATTAGTCGTATTGCCTGAAGAAGAAAAACTTGCATGGCTTAAAAGTATGGGCTATGGAACTGACGGAGAAAAGGGTTCTTCAGACTCTGAGTCAGACTAAATACTGTTATGGATAATACATTATTGCTGTTAATCTTATTAATGGCAAAGCACACAGTTGCAGATTATTTTTTTCAAACATCCTGGATGATCCAGGACAAATCAATTTACGCCAAAAGGGGCGGAATTGCTCACGCCAAACTACACGGTTTACTAACATTTTTTGTACTATGGCCTTTAGGTGTACCTGCTATCTTCGCAATAATGCTGTCAGCTCTAGATGCATTTATCCATTATCATGTGGATTATGTCAAAAGTAACTGGATGAAAAAACATAATCCTAGTCCCAACAGTCAACCCTACTGGGCGGCACATGGTATCGATCAATTTTTACATTTTATGACATATATTTTATTGATCGTTCTTTTATCTTAATTGACAAAATAACAGATAACTAATATCATATACATACGGAGAGGTGGCTGAGTGGTCGAAAGCGGCACCCTGCTAAGGTGTTATACGGGTAACTGTATCGAGGGTTCGAATCCCTCTCTCTCCGCCAGAGCCTAGAGGACTAAGTTTTGAATAGCATAATTAGAAATGCGATTAGAACACCAGATGGAACAATTTTAGAAAGCAGATCAAGACACGACTATGTTACACATACCGATAAAAACGGTAAAGAGTATATGGTCGATGGTGGATTGGATTACATTAGAACTACTATGTACCCAGACCAGGAAAGTTTAGCAGTTTACCTTGAAGATGGTCATGAAGCAGTTCGTGAAGCACTTACTTGGGGTACATACGGTAAGAATGGTGATCAGCCACTCAAGTATGTCAAGTTATCTGACATGGAAACGGATCACATTAAAGCATGTTTAGATAATGTACCAACTATGTATCCACAAATACGCACTGCCATGAAGCAAGAGTTGACATATAGACTAGATTAGTATTCCGATAAATAGTATAACTAGGAAGAGGAGTTATAACTATGGCGGAAGGAAATGTGAGTACTACACACCATCCAGCAGATATAAATGGTGATGGTAAAGTAAGTAAAGCAGAACAAGACATGTACTTGGAGTTTAGACGTAAAGAGCTAGAAGACCAAGACGCAATGAGAGACGCACAACGTAAAATGGCGTGGTTCTCATTATATGGAATGTTAGCATACCCTGTTCTAGTTATTGGTGCTAATATAGCAAAACTAGAAGATGGTGCTAGAATTTTAGGTGATATGGCCGGAGTATACTTTATTGCAGTAGCAGGTATTGTTGCCGCATTCTTTGGTGCTCAGGCTTGGACAGGTAAAAAATAATGTTTACAAAACACTTTGCACGAATTGTGTGCAGACAAGAATTAGATAACGACGATGTTGAATTGTTTTTTGACATTGTGCAAAGTGTTGTGCAAACTAAACTGATTACAGCATATGATGAAGAAAAAGAACAGGTAGGGATAGAAGTTATCTCATATCAAGACCAAGATAAAAGTGGTGACCTTCACATATACGAAATCGTTTTAGCAGAAGAAATAGACCCACAAGAAGGCGACACTATTTCTGATATGCTGTTTGATGAGTTTGATGATGTCAAATTTACGTTTGAAGCAAGTATAGAGATTTAAAATGAAATTACAAGAATTATTTTTAACACAAGAAGATCAAGTTAAAAAGGCAGAACAGAAACTCAAAGGTCTTAAACGCTCTATTGAAGATGGTGATGCACCAGAAATTAATAATGCTTCATATACTATTCACGGTTCCAGTTGGGGAGACCTGGAAAAACTAGGGTATGCCGAAAAAGAATCAGAGTCTCAAGGTGGTATGGAAATGGCCGATCGCTGGGTTCTAAAACCAAATGCTCCTGGTCCAGTCACATTACTGAAAAGAGTTAATCGAGACACAGTAAAACAGGTAATGCAACCTGGTGATAAAACAGACTGGTTTTATTACAGTGTAGATTAGGGGAATACATGCCATACAATCATCCATGGCCACCAGAAACAAATAGACAATATCAGGTAAACAACTTACACCAAGCAATGGATTACAACACCTCAGGTGATCCAGTTGTGCGTACAGTGGGCGGTTCATTAGACTACAGCATCTCAATATCAAGTGGTAACTTAACCGGCGTTGACTACATTGAAAAGTTTGGTATGAATATTGATGTAGATAACAACAAAGAAACTATCTGGGACGGTGGTGGCTTGTACACTTATCTACTTTCACCTGAAACAGTGGCAGTTACCAGCACAAGCGGTGACGACAGTGCAACCGGCACTGGTGCAAGAACTGTGGAAGTACAAGGACTCAACGAGAACTACGAATTGATCACAGAAACACTCACTGTGGGCGGAGCCGCAGGTGTGCAAACATTTATTCGTGTGTTTCGTGTTAGAGTACTTACAGCAGGTTCAGTTCGTGTAAACGTAGGCACACTTAGTATTACTACCACTGGCACCAGCACAGTGTTAGCACAGATTGTAATACAGGGTGGCTCTGGTACAGGACAAACATTCATGAGCCTGTACACTGTGCCAGCAGGCAAAACAGCATATCTCACACAATGGTCTGTGGGAGCAGGCAAGCAGAACACAGATGCTATTTGTTTTCTAATGTGTAGACCTTTTGATGGCGAGTCGGCATTTAATGCCAAAGACATGGTTGCCGTGAGTGCAACTACATTTGCAAAGAACTATGTGGTACCGTTGATGTTTGCAGAAAAGACAGACATTGAAATACGAGGTTACAGCACAACAAACAACAGTATTGTAACCAGTTCGTTTAACTTAATCTTGATAGACAATCCATAATGCGGGTTCAGGTATATTATACTGGAGATTCTTTTGTTGCATTTGACGAGCAAGGCAACAGAATAAAAGAAAGAAGCATTCTTGAGCAGATCGCATTTGAACCGTTTCCAGGTTTCAAATCAGAGTTTTGGTTAGATATTCCTGATGCTAATGTCGCCGCAAACTCCTCCAATATACAGTCTATAGATATAAATATTGACAGTTGACATACTTAAAGTTAGCCTGTATAATTTACTTTAACCTAACTTAACACAGAGGAAAAACAATGGCATTTAACAGAACATTTAACGAAGAAGAAAAATCACGCCTAAAGAAATTAATTGATGAAGGCATGCAGGTGTCTTATGAAATTGATACTCTCAAGGAAGGTTTACGTGATACTGTAAAAGCGATTGCCGAAGAAATGGACCTTAAACCAGGCGTACTTAATAAAGCAATCCGTGTAGCACATAAAGCCAGTTTCCAAGATGAATACGACAAGTTTGATGAGCTAGAAACAATTCTTGAGACAGTTGGCAGGACTTTGTGATACAACTTCAGATACTAAAAAATTTTTTTAGTCCTGAAGAATTATTGTACATTATAGAGTATACTGACCCTTTACTAATAACAAAAAAAACAAGACAGGCAGTTGATTTAAGATTGAATCCTAAATCTTTAGAAGATCGTACAGTTGATGCTGTACGATCTTTTGCTCAAGAAAACAACATACATCTTTCTGAAGGAGACTGTTTGGAAAAAATAAAAGTCTCCAAATACAGTCCAGGTCAGTACTGTCATATACATACTGACAGTGCACCATTTAATGACGGTACAAAAGTATGGAGTACATGCAGAAAGGTATCTTTTATTACTCTGCTAAATGATGACTTTCAAGGTGGCAGGTTATTTTTCAGTGGATTAACATCTTCCTTAAATGCTGATATGGAAGATCCTGACTTTGAACTAATTGACGGTAGAGAGTATTACGGCCCTGATATTAAACCAGGAGACTTGGTAATATTTCCTAGTTGGTACACACATCAGGTAACAGAGGTGACCTCAGGCATTAGACGTTCACTGCAGGGTTGGTTGTTAGGTCCTTATTGGACTTGACTTTTACAAATACTTGTAGTATTATAAATGAGTGGTATTGTGTCAGCCGCAAGTGGCACTGGAGAAAAAATAAATGAGTTATGTAGATGCATTCTACGACAAGCAAAAAGACTTAATCAGAGTTGTTGAACGAGTAGACGGTAAACGTCTGCTTGTGGATCACAAACCAGAATACAACTTTTATGTTGCCGATCCCAGAGGCAGTCATAACAGCATTTACGGCGAAAAGGTACAAGAAATTCGTTGTAAAAATATCAAAGACTTCAGGAAGAATGTTGCCTTAAACAAACATAACAAACTGTTTGAAAGCGACATTAAACCCATAAACAAAACTATTGCCAAGCATTACAGCGAAGCAGATCCCCCTACACTACAAACAGCATTTTTTGATATTGAGGTGGACTTTGATCCACAAAGAGGATATGCAAGTCCTGAAGATGCATTTATGCCTATCACTTCCATAGGCGTGTACTTGCAGTGGATGGATGCAATGATTTGTTTAGCAGTGCCTCCCAAAACATTAAATTGGAATCAAGCAGAGCAAATTGCTAAAAGACTCCCTGAAGTTGTTTTGTTTAAAACAGAAAAAGAAATGTTGGAAACTTTCTTATCGCTGATAGATGATGCAGACATACTGAGTGGCTGGAACAGTGAAGGCTATGATATTCCATACACCACAAACAGAATTATAAAAGTATTAGGCAAAGCACAAACTCGCAGACTTTGTTTGTGGGAGCAGTTACCTAAAGAACGTGTATATGAAGCCTATGGAAAAGAACAACAAACATATGATTTAATTGGTCGCGTACACTTAGACTATATGCAGTTGTACATGAAGTATAATTACGAAGAGCGGCACAGTTACAGGCTGGACTACATTGGTGAGATGGAAGTGGGCGAGAAGAAGGTAGCCTATGAAGGTTCGCTAGATAGACTTTACAACCATGACTTTGAAAAGTTCTTGGAATATAACATTCAGGACGTTATGCTGTTGGATAAGTTAGACAAAAAATTACAGTTTATTGATCTTGCTAACACTATTGCACATGATAATACTGTACTACTTCCAACCACAATGGGTGCTGTAGCAACTACAGAACAAGCAATTATTAACGAAGCACACAGACGTGGCATGATTGTGCCTGATCGTGAAAAAGGAGAAAAAGACGGTAAAGCCGCAGGTGCTTATGTGGCCTTTCCTAAGAAAGGATACCATGAATGGATAGGCAGTATGGACTTAAACAGTCTGTATCCTAGTGTATTTAGAGCATTGAACATGGCTCCTGAAACTATTGTTGGGCAGTTAAGATTAGAGTATACAGAAAAAGAAATACACGAAAAAACTATCTTGCAGAAGAAAAGTTTTGCAGATGCGTGGCTAGGTAAATTTGCTAGTAACGAATATGACATGATGATGGCTAAAGATATAAATCATGTAATGCATTTGGACATGGAGGACGGCAGTAGCCATGATGTTACTGGTGCTGACGTTTACAATTTAATATTTGAAAGTGGGCAACCTTGGAACATCAGTGCAAACGGCACTATCTTTAAAACAGATTTCCAAGGCATTGTGCCCGGATTATTGGAGAGATGGTATGCCGAGCGTAAGGACTTACAAGCAAAGAAAAAAACTGCAACAACTGACGCAGAAAAAGCATTTTGGGACAAGCGACAATTGGTTAAAAAGATTAACCTTAACAGTTTATATGGTGCTATTCTCAATCCTGGTTGTCGTTTTTTCGATAAGCGGATTGGTCAATCTACAACTCTCACTGGAAGATGCATCACAAAACACATGGGAGCAGAAACAAACAAGATGCTTACCGGCAAGTATGATCATACCGGAGAATGTATCATATATGGTGACACTGACTCCGTGTACTTTACAGCCACGCCAGCTCTACCAGATGGAACAGAACTAGATATGGATTCTGCTATTAAACTGTACGATCATATATCTGATACAGTTAGTAGTACTTTCCCACAAATGCTTAAAGAGCACTTTAATGTTCCATTAGAAGCAGGCAAAGTCATGCAGGCGGGTAGAGAAGTTGTTGGTCAAGC